GTAGCGCTATATAAGGCTCTGGTGGGGGAGGCACCCACTTACCGCATACAGTCACTCTTTGAGTGGCTTTTTTGATTATTTAAAAGGTGGTGATGGAAAATGAACGATAAACAGAGACACTTCGCTGATGAGTACATCATCAGTAGAAACGCAACACAATCTGCAATAAAAGCAGGATATTCTGATAAAACAGCGAGGTCTATAGGACATAAGTTATTGACAAAAGTTGACATTTCTGAATACATTAAAAAACGTACAGAAGAACTTTTTGACGAACGTTCAATGTCAATCGCAGAAGCCTTGGCAATCTCTGCTAGTATCGCCAGAGGGGAAATTCAACAAGGGTATTCGAAGAAAACTGTAAAGACCGCTGAAGGTGTGGAGGTATCGGAAACGACTTATGAATTTACTCCAACGATTGAAGAAAGACAGCGGTCTCTAGACCACATATTCAGAGTGAACGGGGCTTATTTAGAGAGAAAAGAAATCGAAATGTCTTCAGCTGTTCAATTCGTTGATGATATAGGAGTTGGCGATGAAGCGTAGAATGAGTGAATTTATTCCTAAGGCTTTTTACCCTATGTGGCGTGCAGCATTTGACCCTAAAATCTTACATGTAGTTGAAAAAGGCGGGCGTGGTTCTGGTAAGTCAAGCGACATCGGACACGTTATTGTTCAACTGATTATGCGCTATCCAGTCAATGCCGTGTGCATTCGTAAGACAGATAATACCCTAGAACAATCGGTCTACGAGCAATTGAAATGGGCGATTAGCGAGCAAGGAGTTAGTCATTTATTTAAGTTTAATAAATCGCCTTTGAAGATAACCTATACACCAAGAGGGAATTATATTATCTTCCGTGGTGCGCAAGATCCAGAGCGTATTAAATCCTTGAAAGACAGTCGCTTTCCGTTTGCGATAGGATGGATTGAGGAGTTAGCTGAGTTTAAAACCGAAGATGAAGTAAAGACAATCACCAACTCACTCCTACGTGGAGAATTGGCTGATGGTCTTTTTTATAAATTCTTTTACTCTTACAATCCTCCAAAAAGAAAACAGTCTTGGGTAAATAAAAAATACGAGAGTGTTATACAGCCCCCTAACACGCATGTACACCATTCGACATACAAAGATAACCCTTTTATCGCCAAAGAATTTATAGAAGAGGCAGAGGCTACGAAAGAGCGTTCAGAGAAGCGTTACCGCTGGGAGTATCTGGGCGAGGCTATCGGTTCGGGTGTGGCACCTTTTGAAAACCTGGTATTCCGCAAGATTACAGATGAGGAGATAGCAAGGTTTGATAATATTCGGCAAGGAAATGACTTTGGATATGCTAATGACCCTCTGGCCTTTGTAAGATGGCATTACGACAAGAAGAAACGAGTTATCTACGCTATCGATGAGATTTACGGCGTTAAGATTAGCAACCGTGAATTGGCTGAAAGAATCCGTGAGAAAGGCTATCAATCTCAGATGATAACCTGTGATAGCGCAGAACCTAAGTCGATTGATGAGTTAAAACTGCAGCTAAATATTCCGCTTGTTCAAGGTGCTAAGAAAGGTCCTGATAGTCGTGAGTATGGAGAACGCTGGTTAGATGATTTGGATGCAATTGTGATAGATCCAGAGCGCACTCCGAATATTGCACGAGAATTCGAAAGTGCGGACTATGCAGTTGACCGTGATGGAAATCCCAAACCCAAGCTAGAAGAAGTAAACGACCACACAATCGACGCTACAAGATATGCGTTTGAAGACGATATGAGACAACCAGGAATATCATTCTGGTAGGAGAAGGAGAAATGTTGAGTAATTGGTTTAAATGGTTAATCAGGAGGTTGTTGATTAAGAATACAACCCAAAACGAAATACTAGAGATTGAGATAAGAGAACATCAGAATTCTGAGAAAGTAAGCACGATGAAACAGGCTTACGACTATTATCGAAACCGAACGGATATTCGAAATAAGAAAGTAGATGTAGACTGGCGGACGAACTCAAGGATTGAATTAGGCTTGTTCAAGAAGTTGGTAGACCAGAAGGTTGGTTACTTGTTTTCTAAAGAACCGACAATCTCGCTTGAGGGAGAAGAGTCACAAGATTTCCTAGATAGTGTGTTTGACGAGGACCTTTTATCTACGATTAAGTCGCTCGGTAAGGAAGCAGTGATGAAAGGGATAGCCTATGGCTTGCCTTATTACGATGAGAATGGTCGTCTACGCTTGTTTAAAATCCCAAGTGAACAGATTATCCCTTTTTGGAAAGACGAGCGTCATTTGGAATTATCTGCCTTTGTACGTGTCTACAAACAGGCAGTTTATGAAAGCGGAATGAAGAAGACCAAAACCTTTGTAGAATACTACGATGAACAAGGAATTACAGATTATATCTGGACAGGTTCACACCTCGAACTAAATCCACTGTCTAAGGAGACAAAGGGGAATTTTTATTATGTCAATGCAGACGGTACACGGATTCCTTATACTTGGGAGAAAGTCCCTCTGATTCCATTCCGCTACAACGAGTATGAGGACGGTCTTTTAGTCCAAACCAAGTCTCTGATTGATAATATTCAACTTCAAATGTCTACTAATGCTGATATGTTGGCAGATATGCCGAAACTGATTTATGTTTTGAAAAACTATCAGGGCGCAGACTTGGGCGAGTTCATGAATAATCTGAATAAGTTCCGCTCTATCAAGGTTTCTAGTGATGGTGGTGTAGATACCTTACAAGCAGACAATGATACTAGTGGAGTTGAAGCGGATATCGAGCGCTCTCGTAAGTTCTTGTATGAGGCTGCACGAGCCATTGATACCCAAGATGACAATCTAGGTAATGCCAGCGGTCAGGCTCTTAAATGGCGTTATACAGACCTTGATTTGGACTGTAATGAGCTAGAAAATGAGTTTCAAAAAGGTATCAAGCAATTTCTTTGGTTTGTAGAACAGTATGCAGCTAACAAAGGAGTAGCGTTTGATTCATCTAAATTTACTTATGTCTTTAACCGTGACATCATTTCAAATGAGTCTGAAGCTATTCAAGATTGTGTAAACTCAATCGGCATCTTAGACGACCTAAGTATTCGGGAACAACATCCATGGTATCAACCAGAGGTTGAGAAACGATTGAAAGAACAACAGGAACAAGGACAAGATCCATACTCTCAGACCAATTTCAAAAAGGTAGAGGATGACCATGACGACCAAGGACAAGAAAAAGATAGATGAGTACTGGACTGAGCGAGCTTTACAACAGGAGCACAACGCTCAGATAGTTGCTGATAGGTATATGGCCCAGATTGGTCAATCCTTAGCAGATTATAAACACCAGCTGGTTTCTGAGATTGAGAAGTTTTATGTTAGGTATGCAGTTGATAATAAAATGACTCACGCAGAGGCCAAGCAATATCTGACAGATAAAGAGCGTAGAGAGTTTAAGAATGTAACTCTTGAAAGATTCCGTAAGATGGCTTTAAATCCTGACACACCGACACCTTTGTTGGACGCACTGAGCTATCGCCACCGTATCAGTCGCAAGGAGGCTTTGCTTGCCGAAATTGAGCGTCTGACGGCTGAGCTATACGGAAAGCCAGAGGGCATACATGACAAGGTCACAGAAGCTCTGAGCGACGTCTACATCAAAGGTAAAATCCATCAAGCTAAGAACTTGGCACACTTCGGAATCATAGAGAAACCAATATTGGGTGTCGATGCAGTTAAGCATAAGATGGCTAGTAACTGGAGTGGTAAAACATTCTCAACGAATGTGTGGGGACACGATGCAGCTGTTTATAAATCTATCAGCGATACAATCAACAAAGGCCTAACAGGCGGTTGGTCTATTGATAGAATGGCTAGGGCTCTTTCTGAACGTACAGGAGTTGCCTATCATAGGGCTGATACGCTTGTCAGGACTGAGACGACCTTTTACAACAACCTTGCAACGCTAGATACTATTAAGGAATTAGGTGGTGACCATTACGAAATCGTAGCGGTATTAGACAGTCGTACAAGTGAGATTTGCAGATTAGAAAATCACGAGGTTCATTCTGTTAAGGAATATGAACCAGGTCGAACCGCACCGCCATTTCATGTTCGTTGTCGTTCTACTATCAGGCCTGCAGTTAAGTCTGATAAGCCTAGTCCTTACTTCAATATCTTGCAAAACGACGGCTCAGTAAAACTAGCCACTGAGCAACGTTCTCTGGACGAAATCTTTGCAGGATGGGAGCGTGAAGGGGAAGCTGTTCTTAGGGGTGTTAAAAAATCCAAAACTGTGTCTACCCCATCTGCTTCTTATAAAGAATTTAAAAAAGACATGACCTTTGTTTATGCTGTGTCCCGTGATAAAGACGATATATCTAAACAAGAGTTGACAAAGATGTTAAAACCTCACTATTCTCTAGGTAATTTATTTAATCATGATTTGTTTGGTGATTACAGTAATAGAGAGGTAATTATTCCTAACCACATGATAGCTTACGCACTAACTAAACATAGAGATCAAATTCATTTACAAGAGTTTTTCAAGATAAAAGAGGTAATCGAAAGACCTGATTTTGTTTCTGAGGATATATTAGGAATGAATAACGCATTCTTACTAAATAAGAAGGTTGACGAAAATAGATTTATTGAAGCAGGTATTGAAGATAAAAATGGTCAATTCATTTTTCATTTTATGGTTAGAAACAAAAATAAAAATAATAAACGATTAAAAAAGATTATGAG